ATATGTTGGACTGTGGTTCAAGAGATTCATTCTTGGACTATGGGTTATGGCGGAGGGAGCCATATATGACTTCTTCGATGAAGATATACACACAATTGTGACCCCCAGGAAAGCTCTCACTCGGAGTGTCGCTGTCGATTACGGAACTGGAAACCCAACTTGCTTTATTATGTTTGGGGAGAACCCGCAATCCCGTCCAGTGTGCTGGGCCGAAAAGGAGTACTACTATGACTCAAAGCTTACCGGGAAGCAAAAGACCGATGATGAGTACGTTGAGGACTTCTTCACGTTTATTGGAGACTATCCAATAACGGACGTTTATCCAGATCCATCGGCNCTCAGCTTCATCACTGCTCTGAAGAAAAAGATGTTAGTGAAGGGAAAGTACTTTAATATAGTGGAAGTTGATAATTCAGTCGTTGATGGGATTCGAGTACAGGCGTCGATGCTCAAGAGTGGATCATACACAGTATGCAAGCAATGTAAGACAACAATTCAGGACTACGGGGCCTATCTATGGGATGCAAAGGCTCAGAAGCAAGGTGAAGACAAACCTCTCAAGCAACATGATCACACAAAGGATCCTGAGAGGTATTATCTGTATAATAAATATGGACTCAAGCACCTGGATTATGCACAACTCACTACGTGGTAAGAAGCGAGCCACTGTGCTCCTGATGATCTACTTTTTGATCTTTGCATTTGTGTATTGCTGGAAACGAGGGCTATGATGAAAGAATTGAGAGAGGTGTACACATTCTACAGGGATCTGCTCCAAAGGAAGAAATACTGGGATCTTTGTATCTGGATCTTGCTTCTCCCAGTGGTACTACTCTGCGCATATTTTTACCCGCGAGGGGACTGTTAACTTTTATATTGGAGGAAGATTATGGGTATTGAAGTCATCGGCGTCGGAGATCCGGGTCTCAGCAACCCACTCAAGGATGCTCTCGAGCGCGCGGTCAGTCGGGTCAATGTACTTTCGGAGCAGGTGAACTATTTGCTTCGTGAACTTTACAAATCCACTAATGGGCAGCATGGGGCCTTCAAACGGAATCCCACACTTGCTGAGGAAACGAAAAAGGCGATCGAGCTTGCCTCGATTGATCGGACGCGAGAAGTGAAGGAGCAGATACCCACACCCGAGTTTACTCGAGAGCAGATCAGGAAACTCAACGCGGAGCAGAACAAATGAATGCTCCGGTTAAAAAATGGCGTGGTCTAACTTGGGTAGGGTGGATCAATTTACTTTTACTCAGGTGGTTCTGCATACGTCTTGCTTACGAGCTGAAAGCTTCGGGACACCCAGCCGTTCTTGATATAACATATTGGTCACTAACATTTCGTGCACCGTGGAGGTGGTAATATGCGAAGTGATATCAAGTACATTTTTGAGTTATACAAAGACTTGGTGAAGGAGCACGCCTGGAAAGATATATTCATCACGACTATTAGTCTTCCAGTTTTCATAGTCATTGTGTTAATTTACGGGGAGGATTTTAATGGGTAATATAAATATAAAGGATAAACTGATTCAGCAGGCTCAGATGATTAGAGTTCTGCAAGTGCAGGGGAATTTTCTGATTCGTGAACTTTACAAATTAAAGCCGGATCATGAGGTCTTTATAAAGAATCCTGAACTGGCGAAGACGTTGAAAGGAGTAATCGAAAATGAGCAACGAAGACTGGACGAACTTAGCAAGCAACGTGGGGAAGGATCTGGCGTCAAGAAATGACGGTTGGGCCAATCTCCTCACGGGGATAGGAATAAAGGGCCGGGATCGTACGGCCCATACAACGTACATAGCGGATGCCAGACTCGAATATTATGAGCTGACTCAGATATATCGAGGGGATGGCATTGCACGTCGCTGCGTGGATGTTCCCGTGCATGATATGTACCGGGAGTGGTTCACGCTGGAAGGAGATACCGACGGAAAAATAGAAACGGTACTCCGGAAGCTGAACGCGAAGAAAACTTTGAAACGTGCTCAGCGCTTCGGCTATCTGTACGGAGGAGCCGTTGCTATCCTTGGGATCAATGATGGTGGGAAGTACTTCGATCCCGTCAACGAGAAGAAGATCCAGTCAATAGAACACATCCACGTTTTTGACCGATGGCGAGTCACACTCAATACGGCCGATCTCTATGTGGATCCTGACCTGGATAAGTATGGGAAGCCTGAGTTCTATAATATTGTTCCCATTTATGGCGCGCCTTTCCGAGTCCATGAGAGCCGCGTTCTTCGTTTTGAGGGTCTTGATGTCTCGGACCAAATGAGAATTCAGAACCAAGGGTGGGGAGATTCCGTGTTGCAGCCCATCTACAACCGTCTTCGTGGTCTTGGTGAATCCTACATATCGCTGGAGAACATCCTTGATGAATTCATCCTTGGTGTGCTGACTATTGACAACTTGCAGGAGCTTATTGCAAACGGGAAAGAGGCCCTAATCCAAAAGCGTCTCACCCAGATAGACCTCTCAAAGCACATTATTAATTCAATTCTTGTGGATAAGGATGAGAAGTACGAGCGTATCCACGCCACGGTTTCCGGACTTGACGGCTTGATGGACAAGCTCATTGAGGCTGTGAGCGCTGTGCGTGGTATACCAATTCCGCTCCTGATGGGTCGCAGTGTCGCCGGCTTATCCGACGCAGAGACCGGTCAGATCCGTTTCTATTATGACACAATTGCAGCCGCTCAGGAAGAGGATCAACGTCCCCAGCTCGAGCAGCTCATCAGGTACATCAATATTGCCGAAGGAAACATACTGGGTGAGGAATGGAAGATTGACTTCAAGCCCTTATGGCAGCCTACGCAGAAGGATATGATTGCCACACGGCTTGCCCAGGCTCAGATTGACAAAATCTATGCTGATATGGGAGCAGTTTATCCGGAAGAAGTAGGGAACTCCCGCTTTGGTGGAGATCAGTACTCCCACGACACAATCCTCTCAGATGCCCATAAAGCGGAGCTTGAGGAGTTCTCTCAGAGCCCGGAAGGAGATGAATCAGCCATCGCCGAGGAGAAACGTAAACAGGAAGACCTGACTAAGAACCCCGAAGAACGTCTTGGTGTCAATAGTACCACAGACCTCCGCACAATGGCGCGCCCCGTGGACTATCCCGGCCGAAGCAAGTATGCGGATAAATCGGAAAAGGGAGCGGGCTCCGGCGCTACAAAAGACGTCATTAAGAAAAAGCAAGAGTAAAGCATGAAACGTAAAATAAAAATGCCAAGGGTCTTCTACCCTAAGGCGATCGCCCTCAACTATAAGGTACACCTCCGGGAGATGATTAAGTCCTGGACTCATAGGATATTTGAAGTCCTTGAAAGGAAGCTTCCTCCAGCGATTGCCGAAGCTGATCATGAGCATAAGACGGACGCGTGGCCCGATAACGTTAATGAGATTATAGGTCAGCTCCGTTTATCATTTGATAATGATATCAAAGCGAATGAGGTTTATGCTCTCAATATTGGTCAGAGAACATCTAAGTGGAATAATACTCAGTGGCGCAATACTATGAAATCGGTCCTTGGAGTGGAGGACGTTTTCCGTCGTGATAAGTTTATGGCTTCCCGGTTGAAGTCATTCGTCAATATGAATACAGAGCTGATCACAAAGCTCTCTAATGAGACCCTGACTAACGTTCGACGTATTGTTGAGTCCGGAATAAAATCAGGAGATCGTTATGAGTCCATTCGGGATGCATTATATGAAGAAGGGTTTGTGGGAACCGAGTCCCGAGCTGAACTGATTGCTCGTGATCAGGTGAGCAAGCTAAACGGGGAGCTTACTGAGGCTCGGCAGAAATCCCTCGGTGTAGAGTACTATATCTGGAGAGCGAACTCAGATGGGCGTGCTCGAGGTGATCCGGATGGTAAGTACCCGGACGCAAGTCCATCACACTGGGCGCTAAATGGGATGCTCTGCAAGTGGGATGATGACTCAGTGTACTCGGATGATAATGGGGAGACCTGGAAAGATCGTGCTGATATTGATGGCTTCATCGGGCATCCTGGGGAAGACTTCGACTGTCGGTGCTACGCCGAAGCAGTCCTTGATGATTTACTTTCAGGATCGGAGGAAGAAGAATGACCGTTAAAGAGATCATTAATATATTGCTCACAGTATTGGAGAGATATCTCTTCAATCGGCGCTTTACGGGTAAGATTGTAATAACTTTACATTGCAGAGATGGCGCCGTCGGAAAATGCGTTTCGGAAAAGATAGAAAAAAGTTCTTGTGTGAGGAGAGCCGAATAAAGTATACTTTATATGTATAAAAGATTCTTGTAAAATCATAACTTAGCGGTAGCGCGATAACTTCAACCCCACTGAGTGAACTAAGTGAAACAGTCATACAATGATTGCTCACAGAGGTTCCTTAGCGGGGTTTTTTATTTTGTCAACTTCAAATTAAACGAGGATAGCATGCCACTAAAAAAAGGCAGCAGCGACGAAGTAATAAAGGAAAACATCGCAGAGTTGATCAAGGCTGGGCACAAGCCTGACCAAGCTGCCGCGATTGCTTATAAGGAAGCCGGCCGCGAGCAGAAAAGAGACTCGGCGGATTCCGAGCACGTGATGCGACATGATCGGCAGGACTACAAGATTAAGACCTATAAGGATAATGATGGTTTCCTTCGCACCGATGCAATCGTTACACGCACGGGTGTCTTCAAATATCACAACGCCGATGGATCAGTTCGCCTTGAACTGAGACATCCCTCTGAAGTCTTCAAAGCAGATTCCCTCGACACTCTCAAGATGGTACCCCTTGTAAATGGTCACCCCAAAGAACGAATCGTTACATCGGACAACGCGAAAGATTACCAAATTGGGATGACGGGTGAGAACGTTCGCCCGGATGGAACATACGTTCGAGTTCCTATAGTAATCACCGACGGAAAAACAATTGAAATGGCGGAGAAGCGCGGCCGCAATAAACTCTCCTGCGGTTATGAAACCGACCTCGTCCGAAAGGATGGCACCTTTGAAGGCGAAGCCTACACACATATCCAAACCAATATACGGTATAACCATCTTGCCCTTGTGGATGTCGCCCGAGCTGGTGATATTGCTCAGATAAAGATGGATAGCGGCGATGCTATTCAATGTGAGAACTGNGGAGCCGGTTGCACTTGTAAACACGAAGATGGAGGCCCAGGCTCCGGAAACTTTGGACACTCAGGCCGGCAGGGTGAACGTGGCGGTTCGGGCGGAGG